GCAGACAACGGAATTCAATCTGGAATTCACTATCCAATTCCAATCGAACAAACTAAAATTTATAAAAATCGAGGATGGAAAAATGAATTGACTAGGCTCTTTGCAGAGCAAACCATGAGTCTACCAATGCATCCTTTTATGACGAGAGAAGAAGTAGAAAAAGTAGCAAAAGTTTTGAATGGGGTTTAATTATGAAGTTAGATATCATGACATTTTCTGTAAACGAAAAGGATGAGTACACTCGTTTCTGGGATCCATTATCCGAACATGTAAAGAAGAACTTAAATCTACATCCAGTTCTTTTGTACGTTGGTAAAGATGATATAGAATTTTCTGAAGAATATGGAGATGTTCATAGAATTTACTGTGGGGATGATATCCCAACGTATATTCCTTCTACATGGGGTTGGTTTTGGATAGCATCTCAGTATCCAGAAAAAACTTGTATGCAAAGTGGAATAGACATGGTAGTGACAAACAAAGACTATTTTAATGACAAGATAAAAGATCTAGATGATGATTGCTACGTTGTTTCAAATGCCGACTCATACACCACCCCGAATGATTTTGATTATTGGATGCAGCAGTATAATACGTTTACTTCATATTATCATATTGCGAAGGGTAAAATATTTAAAGAAGCGTTAGACTTAGAAGATGATTTTGTAGAGGAAGTGAAAAAATTGAATTCATGTGATTATTCCTCTGTAGGATATTCAGACAATCCTTCTCCCTTTCTACAAGAGACTTGCAGCACTAATGGAGGGAAATGGTGCTTAGATGAAATACACTCGACCGAACTTTTAAGAAGATACTCGCACAACGGAGGAAAGGTTGTTTCTCATAGTATGTCATCCGCTCATCGTTTCGGTGTACCCGACTATTTAGTAGAATGGTGTATAAAAAATAATGTGGATTATAATGGACTATCCTCGTTCGCTCAAAGTCTTGCTGGAGCAGATACAACTAGACCTATGGATGATTTTCATCTTACAAAACCGTACCCATCCAAAGAGTCGATAAGGAAAATGCTAGGACTATGATTGAATTAATTATTTTAGATGTAGATGGAGTTATGACTGACGGTAGAAAATACTACGGTAAAGATGGAACACCATTTGGAAAAACATATTGTGATAAAGATTTCACTGCAATCAAAAGATTTAAAGGCTCCGGTGTTCCCGTCTGTTTTTTGTCTGGTGACGAAAATATAAACAAAGAAATGGCTAAAAATAGAAAGGTTCCCTTCTATTCTGCAAGAGGAAAAGACAAGGTAAGTTTTATCCCTCAACTGTCCCAAGACTTTAAAGCAAAACCAGAGAATATGGTTTACGTTGGTGATGATCTTTTTGATCTATCAATTATGAAAGCGGTGGGACATCCTTACTGTCCATCTGATTCGAGCAGAGAACTAATCACTTATTGCAATTCAAATTTTAATTTTATGAAATCGGTTGGTGGTGATAATGTTGTTGCGGAACTTTTCTATATCCTCTTGGATAAGCGTCTTGTCAATGACTGTACGATGCAAGACATAGAAAACTTAGACAAACAAGAGATATTTTAATGAGACTATCTGTAGTTGGTAAAAAATATTTAGATCTTATATTGGAAGTAGATCAGTTTACACATAATGAAACAAACAGAGTTCATAATGTTACGGAAAGATTAGGAGGTCTGTATAATATACTCACTTTAGATTTAGGTGATCATAGTTGTATATCCCCAACAATAGAAGGCGTAAAAAGAGCGATTGTTGTTAATGAAAAAAAACCATCTCAAAGATCTTCTTTGACATGGGATAAAATTAATCTTTACAGTTATGATTTACCAACTGACGGTGACTGGATTCATGTCATGTATATCGACGACGTAGATGATCCCAATAAATTCATGTACTGCAAATCTCCGTTCAGTATAGATTTTTGCACCGACACGGACAGGACTCGATTTTCTAGTATTATAAACTCAAGTGAACTTGTATTTGACTCTAGAGAGAGAAAACATTTATATGATAACATAAGCACAAACACTCCACTAGTTTTTCATGATAAATATGGATGTGAGGTTGTTATAGAAAATGAAATTGTATTCAGTTATAATAATGAACCAATAGATGTAAATAATATAAATGGAGCAGGAGACATATTCTCGGCATTTTTTATAAAAGAATACACCTTAAGTAATTTTGAAAACGCATGTAAAATAGCAACTAAAAAAACCGTGAGTGAATTAGTCAGGAGACAAAATGAAAAAGTATAACATGCTCATTCCAATCGCCGGAAAGGCACAGAGATTTTTAGATAAAGGTTATACTATGCCTAAACCTCTGATCATGGCAAAAACAAAACAGATAATTGATTGGGCTTTGGAATCGGTAGACACCACCGATTGTAATTTGATTTTTGCAGTTAGGCTCGATCATATCCATAACTTTTCCATTGACGACATCCTAAGAAAAAAGTTCGGTGATGATATACAGATAGTCGTGGTAGATCATGAAACGGATGGATCTGTTTCAACATGTCTAATCGCTAAAGATAAAATAAATAATGATAAACCACTTATCATCTACACCCCAGATGTATATTTTCAAAATACATTTGATCCCGATAGGATACCGAAAGACTCGGATGGATTCATTTTGACTTTCAAGGCAAATAGTCCTGCACACAGTTACGTTGAATTAAATAATCAGGGGTTAGCGGTGCGGACAGCAGAGAAACAAGTGATAAGTTCCAATGCTGCGGTAGGACTTTACTATTACAAGAGCGGTAGAATGTTTGTTGATTATGCAGAGGAGATGATACACAACAACGAAAGAACTAAAGATGAGTTTTATATTTGTCCGATGTATAATTATATGATTCGTGATAAAATGTCTGTCCAAATCAAACAGGTAGAAAAAATGCATGTATTGGGAACTCCACAAGAATTAGAATTTTTTGTTGACAATGTTTGTTATGAGTTCGGAGAGAAACCAATTGCATTATGTGGAGATCATTCTGGGTTCAAGACAAAAGAAAAGACAAAGCGTATATTGAATAAACACAAAATACCGTATATTGATTTTGGACCTGCTGTCTCAAAAGACTCTGATTATAATGATTTCGTTTCACAGGCAACAAATGCAATACAAAAAAATGTATGCGATTTTGCTATGGGGTTTTGCAGAACAGGACAGGGTGTTAATTTAGCAGCGAACCATACAAATGGAATCAGAGCGGCATTAATTTTAGATGAATATATGGCAGAGATGTCAAGACGACACAACTGTGCTAACTTTTTTAGTATCCCAGAAAAATATGTTGATACAGAGATGCTTGAAAAAATTATTACTGAACTTAAAAACAATTCTTTTGATGGCGGACGACATATGACTAGGATGAAAAGAACTATCTATGGAACCGACACATGAATATAATATCCCATCGAGGAAATTTAAACGGTCCGGATCCACGAAACGAAAATACTATTTCTCAAATCCAAAAGGCAAAAGATAACGGATTTGATGTTGAGGTTGACGTATGGTGGTATAAAGAAAATTTTTGGTTAGGACACGACGAACCAGAACAAAAAATATTAAAATCATTTTTAACGCAAGGAAACCTCTGGGTACACGCTAAAAATTTAGAAGCGGTTAAGGAACTTCAATACGTTGATACGAACTGGTTTTGGCACGAAAATGATAAAGTTACTCTGACACGGAGAGGAAATATTTGGTGTTTTCCGGGTAATGAGGTGGATGGGGGAATCATGGTAGATAATGGACCTGTGCCATACGGACAAGCAGCGAAAGTAAAAGTGCAGGGAGTCTGCACTGATTATCCCTTGAGGTGGAAAAATGAAAATAGCAGTATTACTTCCGGGTGAACTCAGAAATGCGTTGGAAACTTTTCCTAGTCTTTATGAACACATCATAGAGCCTACGTCCGCCGATATTTACGTCAGTAGTTATCACACAGATAATGAGAATGAGATACTACACGAAATCAAACCAAAGAAAGTTTTTTTAGAAGACAAAGTGGATCTTGGTTTTGATGAGGAAAAGTATCTAAAAAATCAACCAACAAGATTAACCTATATCAGCAAACCCATGAACTGCATGTACATGTGGAGAAAGATAAAACAATGCTTTGATCTTGTGGAAGGCGAATATGATTACATAATCAAAACTCGTCCCGACTGTCACTATACAGAAAATATTAATATGAATGTCATGATACCCAAAGCGTTTAATATACCATCGGGTGGTGACTATGAGGGTGGATATTTTGACATGTTGTGTGTATCATCACATGAAAACATGAAACACTATTGTAGTTTGATTGATCATATACTAGATTATAGAGATGCAGGAATACCCCTACACTCCGAGTGTCTTCTTAAAAAGCATCTATATGATCAGTATATAAATAGAATTGAGTATCCTGTTTTTCTAAGAGGTTCACAGTTTAATGTGAAATGGTGATTTTATTATGAGAGTATTATTATTACAAGATGGCGGCGAACATGAAAAGAACAAGCACTTAAGAGAGTGTTTGACTTTGCAAAAAGGAATTCGTAATATAGGATCCCACTGTGATGTCTGGGGAAGGAATCACCCTCATTGTGATGCTAGTGTTCTCCCTGATTTTGATTCGTATGATCTGGTTGTTGATCTATGGGAAGTCTATCACTCAAGATTGGATCTTAGTGGGGTAAAGACTAAGAAGTTTTTATGGTCTTGTGATGCACATGTGCAAGGAGAGCAGAGATATATTGACATCATGAATCAAGGTGGTTATGATGCCATTTTAACAAACGCAAAGAACATGTTTACTGAAGTACAGTCACATTGGTTTAAGCCTTGGATTGACTTAGACTCGATTAGGAAAAAGGACATCGAAAAAACTTCTCTCATAGGATTCTGTGGGAACAGAAATCCAGAAAGAAATCATTACATCGATAGACTATCAAATGAGTTCGATATGGTTCAGGATATTTTTGTTATAGGTGATGACATGGTAAATGCTATTAATTCATACCACATTCACTTCAATCAAAACTTGGGATACCCTCACGGATTTTCGTATAGAGTTCCAGAGACACTTGCATGTGGGACTCTCTTATTAACCAATGAGAGTTACATGCACGAATTTCTAGGACTAGAAGATACAAAAAACTGTTTGATTTATAATACATTTGATGATATAATCGATAGATTAAAGTGGGTAAAAGAAGGAAACCGGATACAAGAAATTGCAGACGCCGGACACGAACTAAGAAATCAATTCTCATTAGAGAATGCAGCAGAGACACTAAGGGGATTACTATGAGTAAAGTTGACGGTAATGAAATTTTTTATGCTAGCCAACCAGAGCAGATAAAAGACATTTTACAAAGAAGACATGCGAACAATAATGATTTATTGATTTACCATCATCTTGGGATGGGAGATCACATCGCACTTAGTGGACTGGTGCGAGAGATCATAAAAGACTCCGGTGCAGATAATGTCTATATCGCCTGTCTCACCCACAACATGGACAATGTTGCTAGACTGTTTATGGATTTAGACAATATTGGTTTAGTTGATGCAGGCAGAGCGTTGGGGGGACATGCAGGTCCCATGATGAACTGGATTAAGAACAACGGTCCTGCTAGAATTATACAGATCGGACACTCGGACTGGGGTAGACTAGAACAAACATGGGAAGGTTATGTTGACACTAAAGTATATCTGGCTGCTGGGTATGATATTAGATTGCGATGGGATAACTTCAAGTACGAAAGAAATCTAGATGCAGAGGAAGAAGTTTTCAAGAAACTAAATCCTAATGATGAAGAATATTGTTTTGTTCATGATCCGGGACAGAATCAACATGTTGCAGATGGTAACTGGAGAGGTTCAATCACCGACGAGACAGTGAGACATGCATCCACTAGATCTAATCTAAAAATTATTAGAAACGATCCTACTGTTCCTATGCTGGATATGGGACTGTTTCTAGAGAGAGCATCTGAACTTCATCTCATGGAAAGTTCAATTCGATGTTTGGTTGAGGGACTCGACACCCTGAACACTCGTCACTTCCATCATAGATATATTCGTGACTCTTATTGTTTAGATAATGGGACAATGAAGAGTTGGATGGTAATCGAGGAACCGGATCCTAAAAATTTCAAGACTAGTATTTTGAACGGTGCAGCACAGATTGAATACTTCACGAAGCATGGAGAGTTTTCAACGAACCTCAGAGCAACTGGGTTATATGAAGCGACATGGGTAGGATGAAATGAATATAAAATTCCACAGAGTAATTCTCACTACAGATGAAAATCCAGGCACGCTAGAGGCATGGCCATTCATATCTTCTGCATGGAACACATGGTTTCCTGAAGTTTCTATTGAGTTAGCATTTGTAACGGACAAAGACTTTAGTGATCCATATGTGAAACATATGACACAGTTTGGTAATATACATTTATTCAGAAAACCCAAGAAACAAGAAGTACCCTTACACAAAATAGTAAACGCATGTAAGGTATTACTTCCGTCCATGATAGGTGATGGTAGTATATGTCTGGTTACAACTCTGGATAGTTTTCCATTAAATAGAGAGTTTTATAAAAATGCAACAGATCCCGTAAAACAAAATAGAGTTCTTATACTAGGAGAAAATGAATTCGTAGTTAATTCTGACTATTTACGAAAGATTGTAAATCCAGAAAACAAAACTTCAGGAGAACTTCTTTCTTCTTGGGATAAGTGGTTAGACAATTTTAATTGTCAACAGTTCTTCACTGATCACAGAGAGCGGGGCGCGAAGATTGATATATCACTAGCAGACAAGGGAAACTTTATTGACATGAGAAAGAGTGGTTCTATCGAGATGTCTAAGTTGTGGACATATCATTATGATAAATGTATCATTCCACAAGTACCATTTAGTCAAATACAACCAAACTTAAAACTTCTAATTGATTTTGTTAGTACGAACGAAGTAAAATTTGAAAATGTAGACAAGAATCCAAAACCACATTGGGTTGGTGTTAAGGAACCCGCAACTACACAATGAAAAAAGTTGCAATCATAACTGGAGTTAATGGACAAGACGGATCCTATCTGTCTGATTTGTTATTGTCTAAAGGTTATCTGGTATATGGTATTAGTCGTTCGGGTTCATCATACAACCACCATGAAAATTTTAAAGTGATTCGAGGGGATATTCGAGACAGCGGGTTGATGTGGAAAATTATTCATGACATTAAACCAGATGAAATCTACAACTTGGCAGCACAAGGTAGTCCTAGTTTATCATTTGCTGTTCCAGAAGAAACTGTGAGTGGAATATGCACAGGAACTTTGGGTATACTGGAAGCGATTAAATCGATAGATCCAACTATAAGATTTTATCAAGCATCCTCCTCCGAAATGTTTGGAAACAATTTAAACATGCCAGATACTGGGTTCACGGAATCCTGTGCATTCTATCCGTCGTCACCATACGCATGTGCCAAAACATTCGCTCATAATTTGGTTCAAACATACAGAGTGCATCATGGACTTAAAGCGTCCAGTGGAATATTATTTAATCACGAATCACCCAGGCGTCCGTCTTCCTTTGTTACAAAAAAGATAACGTCTTCAGTTGCAAAAATAAAATTAGGATTACAGGATAAGTTGTACTTGGGTAACATAGAAGCCCAAAGAGACTGGGGATTTGCTGGTGATTATGTCAATGCTATGTGGTTGATGCTTCAACAAGAAGAACCAGAAGATTATGTTATATGCACAGGGAAAACTGCTTCCGTATTTAATTTTCTAGAGAGAGTTTTCTTTCATGCAGGGTTAGATGATCCGTATAAATATATTGAAGTCGATACCGCATTGGTTAGAAAGAATGAAAGTAAATGTGTTCGGGGTAATCCTAAAAAAGCAAATGAAAAACTAGGATGGTTCCCTAAGTATGATGTTGATAAATTGGCTAAGTTAATGTATAATCATGATTACTCATTACTGAAAATGGAGGCGTGAATGAAAGTTGAAGTATCAGACGGTGACTTGGTTGACAAGTACACTATAGTTAAAATTAAGAGTGAACGAGTTAAGGATGAAAGTAAGTTAACTAACATCAATAATGAGTTAGTATACCTACAGGAAATCTTAGAAAAGATGAACGTATCAGAACAACTCGTCACTGATCTTTATAATATCAACTGTATTATCTGGGAGATCGAAGACAAAATCCGAAAGAAAGAAAAGGATCAGGAGTTCGATGAAAGATTTATTCATCTAGCCAGATCGGTTTATATAAAAAATGATAAGAGAGCAGAGATTAAAAAGAAGATAAATCTAGAGACGAATAGTACTCTGGTTGAGGAGAAAGATTATGTCCAGTACTAGAGCAATCGTAACGGGTGGTGCAGGTTTCATTGGATCAAACATCGTAGATCGTTTGATTGGGATGGGATGGGAAGTCATTGTAATTGACAATGAATCTACAGATGCACATGAGCAGTTTTATTACAACGACAAGGCTGAATATTGGGACTACGATATATGTGATTATGAAAAAATAGAACCTCTATTCAGAGGGGTTGATTATGTTTTTCATCTAGCAGCGGAAGCAAGAATTCAACCAGCAATTGAAAATCCTTTGCTTGCAGTGAAGACAAACTCACTAGGAACTTGCAGTGTTCTTCAAGCAGCAAGAGTCAATGGTGTGAAAAGAGTTGTATATTCTTCTACCTCTTCTGCCTACGGTTTCAATGATATACCGAGTGTAGAAACTATGAGAAAACAATGTCTCAATCCATATTCAGTTTCCAAAACATCAGGCGAAGAACTTTGTGAAATGTATTATAATTTGTTTGGTTTAGAGACTGTCATGTTCAGATACTTTAATGTATATGGAGAAAGACAACCAACTAGGGGACAGTATGCTCCTGTCATTGGACTATTCCAAAAACAATACGAGGCAGACATACCGATGACAATAGTTGGTGATGGACTACAACGAAGAGACTTTACTCATGTATCGGATGTAGTTGATGCTAATCTGAAAGCAGCATTGTCTACTAACGAAAAAGTATTAGGTGAACTGTTTAACATTGGAACTGGTAAAAACTATAACATACACGAATTGGTAAAGTTGTTTGTTGATGAACCCGTCGAAGGGAAAGACTTTGCTTATATTCCAGAGAGAATAGGGGAAGTAAGAGAGTCACTTTCCGATTGTAAAAAAGCAAAAGACTTGTTAGAATGGGAACCTGTTATTGATCTTGAAGATTGGATTTGAAAATGAATAAAAATGGTATTGGTGTAGTTGGTAATGGTTTTGTTGGTGGTGCTATTGTAAGAGCATTCAATGAAAACTATGAAGTTAAGTTTTATGATAAAGATCCCAACAAGGGAAGAGATTCGTTCGAAGACACCATCTCGAATAGATTTGTCTTTGTGTGTTTACCAACTCCTATGATAGACGCAGAGGGTGGAAAGTCCAACATGAGTATCATCGAGAACTTCTTTCAGGAAGTTGATAAGATTGATCCTCTTGCTAAGAATGATCCAGAGGGAACAATTTATATTATCAAGTCAACTGTTCCCGTTGGAACAACTGAGAATCTTTGTAAGAGATATAGAACAACTAGAATCATGCACTCTCCGGAGTTCCTGAGAGCGAAGACTGCTGATATTGATTTCATCACCGCGTCAAGGCACATCGTCGGAGGATCAGCAGGAGTTCACTGTGATTACGGTCCAGCATCTTTTGTTTATGGAAATGCAGTTGCTGATTTGTACTCAGAAAGATTTCCCGGAGCAAATATTATAACTATGGATTGCACAGAGTCGGAGACCGTGAAATATGTTTGCAACACTTTCTTTGCGACTAAGATTATGTTCTTTAATGAGATTAAACTCTTAGTTGATAAGTTGGGATTGAACTGGGAATCTATTACCGAGGGAGTCATGAGTGATGGACGAATCGGTTTGTCTTTCAATAATGTACCCGGACATGATGGTGAGCCTGGATTTGGTGGATACTGTTTTCCTAAAGATATAAACTCTCTCATAAGTGTTATGGAAAATGAAGGAATTGATCCTATGGTTCTCAAGTCAGTCTGGGAGCAGAACAAAAACATCAGAAAAAAGTGGGACTGGATTGACTCGAAGTCTTCAGTTTTAGAAGAAAGTAAATCACATGATAGTTGAATTTACAAAAGAAGGACAGATCAATAGAGGGACTCGAAGAGGAGAAACTCTTATACAACTCCTATCCGATCCCAGCATCAAACGAGTACTGGAGTCCGGAACTTTCAACGGACAGGGATCAACCCGTCTTGTCTATGAAGAACTAAAGGACAGAGAGGATGCATATTTTCTTAGCCTAGAAACTGTTGACTGGTTATATGAAGAGTCGAAAGAACTATACAAGAACGTCCCGTGGATCGACATTCAAAGAAAAACTCTGGTGGGCCCAGAAGATATTCGCTTTGATGATTCACTAAAACAGTTTCTACAAGCACAAACGGGATGGACAGATGAAGACCTTCTCCGCGAAATTGAAGAGGAAAAGGAAAACGCATCTAATTGTGATAGACTAGATATTTCAAAGTGTCAATATGATCTTTGTATACTAGACGGTGGAGAATTTTTCGGATGGACAGAGTTTGCGAAGGTAGAAAAGAATACTAGATATGTGTATCTGGATGATATTTTCGTAAACAAAAATCACATTACATACAACTACTGTAAAGAAGAATACGAAGAGATCGTTTCTGGTAGAGAAGGTAATGGATTCGCAATATTTAAATTGAGGTGATCAGTGAAAGTTAAGAAGATAGATAAACCCGCGTCGGTTACACTTTGCATGATTGTGAAGAACGAATCTCACGTTATCAAAAGATGTTTAGAGTCCATGCTTCCCTACATCGACAGGTATGATATTACAGATACGGGATCGACAGACGGAACACCGGAAATTATTAAAGAGTTCATGGATGAACATGAAGTTCCCGGAGAGGTATATCTTTCTGACTGGAAAGGTTTCGGAGACTCTGGTGATAAGATCGGTTCACGAACAGAGTCTTTGAGAAACTGTGATGGTAAAGCAGACTATGCTTGGGTTATTGATGCAGATGATATGGTAACTGGAAATTTCAAATATCCACCAGTGATGGATCAAGACTCATACACCCTAAGAATCGGTAGAGGGGAAGACTTTACATGGTGGAGAAATCAGATATTTAAAACTGGTGTAGGTTGGCATTATGTTGGTGTTCTTCATGAATATGCAAATATACCAAAACCACCAGAAGAACATAAGATACTAAAAATTCTAGGTGAATATAAAATCGAAGCACGAACAGAAGGTGCGAGAAATGTAGGCATCACTACGGTAGAAAAGTATTCACGGGATGCAGAACATCTAGAAGAAGCATTGAAGGATGAACCAGAAAACTCTAGATATCAATTCTATCTAGCACAAAGTTACTTTGATTCTCAGCAATATGAAAAATCTCTAGATGCATATAAGAAGAGGGCGGAGATGGGTGGATGGCCAGAAGAGGTGTTCTACTCTCTCTATAGAGTCGCAATGATTAAGGCTATATTGAATAGACCTTGGGAGGAGATTCATCAAGCATTTTTAGATTCATATGAGTCTCGTCCAGACAGAGCAGAACCGTTGTACCAGATTGCACGGTGTCTTCGTCAGATTCATAACAGACCTAAATTGGCATACATGTATGCAAAGATGGCACTCGACATTCCATACCCACAAGAAGACATTCTTTTCGTTCAGGACGATGTGTACAAGTATGGTATCTTAGATGAGATAGGCGCTACTGCTTTCTATGCAGGTAAACCACATTTGGGATATCAGGCTTGTAAGAAACTGGTAGAGGAAAACCTAATACCAGATGAACATTTACCAAGAGTATCTGAAAACCTAAAACAATATGAACAGGTTCTTATGCAAATTCACACGCAAGAAGCACAAGCAGAAATGCACAGAAAAATGGCAGAAGCGGAGTTGAAGAGAAAAGAGAAGGATAGGAAAAGAGAAGAGAAAAAAGAAAAGGCAGCACAACCAAAGAAGAGTACAAAAATATCTCCCAGAGCAGGTTACAAAAAGAAAAAGACATAAATATACTATAGAATAGGATATAACAATGTCAGCAAAACACGATATTAAAGCAAATCAGGGATCTTCTCTATACCTCCACTTTCAATACTTGGATGAGGATGGTAATCCCATTGACATTCGTGGATGGTCTGGAGAAATGCAAGTAAGAAGATCCGTTATCGCAGGAGAAAAACTTCTCCATGTCGCTGGACCTACGGGGATAACCTGCGGAAATACAGGACATACAGGCGCCGGACTGACTGGTGGAATATCTCTTCATAGAAACATGGGTAACACCGGAGATCTTACTGGAGGTATTCTTGTTATAGCAGGTGCGACTTCTACTAGTCTTATTCCATCGGGAGTCCATCAGTATGATTTGGAACTAAGAAACCCGTCTGGTGTTGTTACTAGACTAGTAGAGGGTAGGTTTGATTGTAGTGGAGAGGTGACTAAATGAAACTAAAAGTAACAACGAATGAATTAGTAAAGAAATCACCCACCAAAAAAAGAGTAATCAATAACCAAAAAGTCGAGTCTGTGCAAATTCAGAAGAAAAAAGTCACTCAAATAGTATTTGTCTGAATAACATGGAGATTTGCTATGCGTGGCTTTAATGATTACTTCAATCCAACTAAAAAAGAAGTAGAAAAGGAATTTGACAAACAAGTCATAGTTCCAGAAACTTCGGTTCAACCAGAAGAACCCGAAAAAGTTATAACTGAAATTACTAATGTTATACAGGGGACTCCGGGAGAGCCTGGTTCAGTAGGTCCCCGTGGTAGAGACGGACTTCCCGGACTACGAGGTCCTAAAGGTGAAAGAGGAGAGAAAGGCGAACCCGGAGAACAGGGTGTTAATGGTGAACAGGGGGAGAAGGGGGATCCCGGAGAACAAGGTGTTCAAGGACTTCCCGGTGAGAATGGTAAAGATGGAATTGATGGGAAGGACGGGAAAGATGGAATTGATGGAACCGATGGAATTAATGGTAAAGATGGAATTGATGGTGCAGACGGTAAAGACGGAGTTGATGGCAAGGACGGAAGAGAAGGTAAAGACGGAGTTGATGGAGTCGATGGAAGAGACGGAGAGCGGGGGGAACAAGGAGTTGCTGGACCTGTGGGTGCAAAGGGTGAGAAGGGCGATAGAGGAGAAAGAGGTATCGATGGTGAAAAGGGAGAAGTCGGTCCCAAAGGAGATCCCGGTGAGGATGGAAAAGCACCAGTCGTCCGAGCAAAATTCCCTTTAAAATTAGAAGAGAATGGACTGATATCATTCGATCATAAATCTTTAGATAAGTTATTGCAAGTGGGTGCTGGAAAACAAGGACCTGATTATGCAGCAGTGAATGATTGGCTAGCAGCGGCTGGTGGTGCTGTGGGTATTCAGAAAGATAAAGCACAACTTATAAAATCAGTTAATGATATAAACTTCTCGGGACAACAATTTACTGTTCAGAGAAAAGGTAAAAATATAGAACTCTCCATAGATAATGTACCAAGAGTGTATGCATCTGAGAACGATCCTACTGGATTAACCGGCGCACAAGTAGGAGATTTTTGGTTTGAAGAAAACTCAGGAAAATTATATGTTAGATATGAAGGTGCTTGGGTAGAACCGCAATAAATAGGGTAGAGGAAACAACAAATGTCAAAGATTAATTTTCCAACCGGTCCAAATAATGGAGACAAGTTTACCTTCTCTGGTAAGACTTGGAACTTCAACGGTGCAGCATGGGACAAAGTTTCTGCTGATGGTGATGTAGACTCTATTGCAACCGGAACTGGTGGTTATGTTGCATTCTATACTCCAGAGGGTGTTGCAGGATCTACCATCGGACCTGCTGCCGAGGTTCTGTTTTGGGATGACACAAACAATAGATTGGGTATTGGTACTACAGGTCCTTCACAGGCTCTTGAAGTTGTAGGTGGTATCACTGCAAGCGGTCCATCAACTCTAAATGGATTTGGATTTAAAAATTTCGGAGTATTCGATGCTCCAGCCGGATTTAACCTTAAGTTGGGTACTGATGATATCCATGTTAAATTTCGTAACAGTGGATTTACAATAAACGACACTGGAAGTGACATCAGTACAACAGTGCTGGGAAACACTGATGATCGTCTTCTAACTGTTAATGCTAGTACAGACAGAGTTGGTGTCGGTGTTGGAGCCCCACAAGACAAGTTTCATGTCAATGGTGGTATCACTGCGAGTGGTGGAGTGGTAGCCAGTGGTGCAACATTCAATGGTATTGTAAAAGCAAATCATCTAGTCCTACAAGAAGACGGAACAATTTCAGTCCAAGATGACACCGAAGCAATGACGCTCAACTTCGGGGGTGGAGTTTTAGACATTAGTTCCACCGCTGTCGATATCGAGCAGAAACTTAGACACAGAGGTGATCCTAATACCTATATCGATTTCACTGTAGACAACATTGAAATGTTTGCTGGGGACAATTCGTTCTTGGATTCCAACGGAACAAGGACAAATGTAGGGGGTGTCTCATTCGCAAATGGACTGGTTCAAGCACAAGGTATAACAGTTGGTGCGGGTGGGATTACGTTCGCAGATGGAACAACACAAACAACTGCTTTCCGTGCAGGACTCAAGTATACCGTGACAGGAACTAGTTTATCCGATATACCACAACCAGGCGGAGTCGTGATGTCTTCAAACATCTCTGGAACCGCGATTGATATCCTTGGTATAAATGCAGAGGACGCAAATGGAAATAATATTGATTCGGTGCTTGACTTGTATGCCGCTAATGGTGGTTTAATACAAATCTTGAAAGAAGATGGTTCTGAGTTAGTTATTGTCGCAACAGAGGCAGATGAACTATCAGAGGCATTAGTATCGTCCGATGGTTCGGGTGGAACTCGATTGACGGTGACGGAAACAAGTGGTATGGAAGTTGACACCACACCTTCTGTTGGTGATATCGTATATGTTTATGTCATTCCTAACCTAGTCAGTGCAGTCCAGACAATCGGTGGAGAACAAGGACACATTCAGATAGAAACTGCTTTTGGTTTGTCAATGGCGAACATAGCGAATGTTGGTTATCTGCGAGTGAATCCGCATCACCACTTCGATTTTCAGGGTGCAGAATTCAGTCAAACTTCTAACTTTGCTGAAGGGGTTACTATTGGGGGTGTCTTAGATGTCGCTTCATCAATTAGACACATAGGTGATTCAGACACTTTAGTAGGGTTCTCCACCAACAGAATAACTTTACAAGCAGGAGATACAACTTACCAAACCATAGGTTTGAATGACTGCACAGACTTCAATAGCACTGAGGTTCGTGAACCTAAGTTGAAGGATTACTCCGAGCATGTAAATGCTATAGGAACAGTTACAAGTAATACAGCAGTCAACTTTGAGAACGGTAACGTACAAACGGTGACAATTGGTGGAAACTGTGAATTCAGTTTTAGCAATCCCCCAGCATCAGGGCAAGCGGGAACCATGACTCTAATCATCACAAACGGAGGCGCACACACAACAACCTTTGCTTCCGCGATTAAATGGCCCGGTGACGTAGCACCAACCCTCACAACATCTGGTGTCGATGTCATATCATTCCTCACCACCGATGGAGGCACTAATATTTACGGATTCGTAGGTGGATTGAACTTCTCATGATTGGTGCATCAAAAGCGGCAACTACAAGATCATACCAAGTCCTATCGACCACTAATATTACATCGACAGGAACTCAAAACTATACAGTCCCTGCGGGAGTTGTTTATGCCGAAGTTGAATTATATGGAGCAGGAGGCGGCGGCGGCCAAGGAGGGAACCTTGCTGGTAAAGGTGGCAGCGGCACCAGTCATCGAGGAGGCGGCGGTGGCCACGGTGGTGCATATGTTAAACACCAAATCAGAATTCCAGATTTACGAGAAGGTGATACTATAGTTTTTTCAGTTGGTACTGCCGGTGGTGCGGCCATCAACACATTAAACCGTGGTAGTAATGGGGGAAACACGCAACTCACCGTGCATAAAAGAGGTGACACCACAATCACCACATTTACTGATATTATTGCGGGCGGAGGTGGTGGTGGTAGAAGTTTTCAAACTGGCGGTGGAGTTGGATCCGCTGGATCGGCACAAGGTGGAAACTTATTAAATATAGATGGTGAACAGGCCGACGCTCGACTGACTGGAACGGGTGCGGCAGTGAATGGTACTAATGGTGGGGATGCAGGAGGACCAGACGGAGGAGCAGGCGGCGCTGCTGCTGCCGTTTCGTCAGGAGTCGGAAGTGTAGCACAAGGAGGTGTTGCTCCCGGAGGCGGAGGCGGAGGTGGTGCTTCGGATGTAGTCGAGAGTGGTGAAAATGGTGCTTCTGGGAAAGTAATTGTAAAAGCATACGGTTAAATATTTGTGTCTTGCACTTTATTGTGCTATACTAGTAAAAATTGTTAGGGGGTTTGAGGGGGTTAGCATAGGGCGCCCCCGCCCCCGTCTTTCTTGAGGAGATAATGAAGTGATTGAAATCTATAAACTTGCACCTAACGTAATTCTACCAACATACCAAACCGAACAATCTGCTTGCTTTGATATTCATGCATATCTGAGGGGACCTAACTTGACTGAAGATAAGTATCCTATTGCCAGAACCATTAAAATTATAAACTCAGAAAATGAGGTGTTTGAAACTCAGGTTCGATTCACATTTGACTCGGACGATTGTAAAGCAGACATTGAAATTCCGCCTCGGGGAAGAGCCTTAATCCCAACTGGTTTCATCATGGAACTAGAGTCAGGATTTTCTGTTCGCCTACATGCAAGATCTGGACTGGCATTTAAGCATGGAATTTCGCTTGCTAATTCTGAAGGAGTAATCGATTCTGATTATAAGGAAGAGGTATTTGTTGCACTTATCAATAACTCAGATAAACCATACGTTGTGAAGCATGGTGATAGGATTGCACAAGGCGAACTAGTAGAATGTACAACTTCGGCGATTATCGTCACCGAAGAAAAACCGGGTAAAGTGACACAAAGGACTGGTGGTTTTGGTAGCACTGGTGTATAATAAATCAAAAGGAATATACTATGAATCGTGAAGAATTACTACAGCATCATGCATCCCTGTGCGAACAGGCTATCTCTATCATGAAGAAAAAGAATCATGATTACGCAGGTAAAGAGGGAGATCAACCCTTCGCTAACTTTGAGAGAACTGAATCAATGGGTGTATGTTCAACGGAACAGGGGTTTCTTGTTCGAGTCGTTGATAAAGTTTCTAGACTTTCTACCTTCTGTTCCGCAGGTGAGTTGAAGGTAGACAACGAAGGATACGAAGACGCTATTCTTGATATTATTAATTACATGGTTTTGTTTAGTGCATATCTGACGGATAAAAATGAGTGACACCTTCTACACCAATGTTTCGATACAGGGTAACAAAATTCTAATGCGTGGACGAGTTGAAGGTGAACCCATTCAACAAAAGATTGATTTCAGTCCAACATTGTATTTACCCAGCAACAAACCAACAGAGTATAAAACTCTGGATGGTGAGTATGTCGAATCGATCAAACCGGGCTCTATCAATGACTGTAGAGAATTTATTAACAAATACAAGAATGTATCTGGGTTTAGAATTTTTGGTAACACAGACTACATCTATCAATTTATTGGTAAGGTAAGTCCCGGTGAAATCGATTATGATTTCTCTAAGATTAAAGTTGCTAACTTTGACATTGAAACAACATGTGAAAATGGGTTCCCTGATATTGATGATCCAGAAGAAAAGATTATTGCTATAACTCTGGACGTAAATGGTTGGAAGTATGTTTTTGGTTTGGGTGAATTTGAACTGGAACAAGATAAACTTAGATACTGGACTTTTGACAACGAGGAAGATCTTCTTCGTTGTTTCTTGGACACATGGGTTCTTGAATCCCCAGATATCATGACAGGATGGAACATTAGATTTTTTGATATTCCATATCTGGTAAATCGAATGCGTAGAGTATTAGGAGATAAGGAAACAAAAAGACTATCTCCGTGGAAAATCATAAAGGATAAAACAATCACCAAGATGAACAGAGAACACTCTGTTTATGATCTTGTTGGTATCGCAACTCTAGACTACTACGAACTGTACAAGACATTTACTTATGTGAACCAAGAGTCTTATCGTCTGGATCACATCGCCCATGTTGAACTTGGTGACACAAAACTTTCCTATGACGAATTCGATAATATGGCAGAGTTCTATAAAAAGGATTTTCAGAAGTTCATGGAGTACAATGTCAAGGATGTCGAACTAGTCCAAAGACTAGAAGACAAACTAAAACTTCTTGAACTTTCGGTAGCACTTGCATACTCCGCTAAAGTAAACTTCATGGATGTTTTCAGTCAGGTTAGGACTTGGGATTGTATCATCTATCATTACCTAAATGAACATAACATCGTGATTCCACAGAAGAAGACTTCTTCAAAGGACTCTCAGTATGCTGGTGCTTATGTGAAAGATCCCATTACTGGTATTCATGACTGGATTGTTTCTCTCGACTTGAACAGTCTGTATCCTCACTTGATTATGCAGTACAACATCAGTCCCGAAACTAAAGTCGATGGGGATAAGGATTATTGTATCACACCAAACTCCATCTTGAAAGGTAAGATCCCCACCGAAACCAAGCACTCCCTCGCTGCAAATGGAACTAGATACACTAAAGATCATCAAGGGTTTCTTCCTGCACTAATGGAGAAGATGTACAAAGAACGCAAGATGTACAAGAAGAAAATGATTGAATGTCAGAAGAGACAGCAAGCAGGTGAGAACTTAGAGAATGAAATCGCTAAGTACAACAACTTCCAGATGGTTCGCAAGATTCAACTGAACTCCGCTTATGGTGCGATTGGTAATCAATATTTCCGTTACTTCGATGTAGAGATGGCAGAAGCAATCACATTGTCTGGACAGTTAAGTATTCGTTGGATTGCAGATAAGTTAAATGAATTCTTGAACAAAACAGTCGGAACAAAGGACTACGATTATGTTGTTGCTTCTGATACAGATAGTGTTTATCTCCGTCTTGGTAAGTTGGTGGATAAAGTATGCAATGGAAAATCCAAGTCCGAGGTGGTTGGATTTCTGGACAAATCGGTTGAGGAAGTGATACTTCCATTCATTAAAGATAAGTATGATGAACTTGCTTCTATAATGAATGCATATGATAACAAGATGGTAATGGACAGAGAGTGTATTGCAGATAAAGGAGTGTGGACTGCAAAGAAAAGATACATGATGAATGTTCATGACTCCGAAGGAGTTAGATACGAAGAGCCTAAGATGAAGATCATGGGTATCGAGACTACGAGGAGTTCGACTCCAAATATTGTTCGTCAAGAACTGAAGAAGGCTATCAAGTTGGTTCTTACTTCAGACGAAGAAAGCGTTATCAATTTTATTGAACAGTTCAAGGTAAAATTTTATGCATGTCAACCAGAGGAGATAGCATTTCCTAGAGGTGTGAACGGACTCGACCGGTACTATGATTCAAATAACATCTATAAAAAGTCAACACCTATTGCAGTGAAGGGTGCGTTGATATATAATCACTACCTGACAACGCATTCGCTAGACAAGAAGTATCACATGATAACTGAAGGTGAGAAAATTAAATTTATCTATCTTAAGAAACCAAATCCACTGGGTGGAGCATACGGAACAGATCACGTTATATCTTTTCCGAATTCTATCCCTAAAGAATTTGGACTGGATGGATACATAGACTATGACAAACAGTTCTCCACTAGTTTCCTAGATCCACTCAGAACTATTCTTGACACCGTGGGTTGGAAGCACGAAAAAACAACAACACTTGAGGGATTTTTTGCATGAGGAGTTAGAAATGAATGAAACGATGAAGTTTGAACTAACACCCGAAAGTTACAATACAATTGTTGATCTATTGCGGGTAGAAAAAGAATGTAAACAGGCTGAACTTAAGAAGGTTTCTAAAGATAAGAATTGCTCATCGGAAGCATATCAAAGAAAACTAGATTACGTTGAGTCATTGAATATGTGTTTGATTGAGTTGAACAACAAGAATTGGAGATGAATATGAGTGATTTTTTAAAGACGTTAATTAAAGACTCGGGAAATGAATATGCAGGAATTGCCTCAGACGGGATTGAAGGTTCTGATGTCACAGGTTTTATTGACACTGGCTCTTATGCTTTCAACGCTCTCCTCTCTGGTTCTTTGTATGGTGGTATACCAAACAATAAAATCATGGCGCTTGCAGGAGAGTCTGCTACTGGTAAAACTTATTTCGCACTTGGTATGTGTAAGAAATTCTTGGATGACAACCCAGACGGTGTTATCCTATATTTTGATACGGAACAAGCGATTACCTCGGACATGATCTCACAGCGAGGAATGGATCCCGCTAGAGTAGCAGTGTTCCCCGTAGCAACTGTTGAATCATTCCGTCACCAAGCAATCAATATCGTTGACAAGTACATCGAAACAAAGGACAGTAAGCCTGTATTTGTTGTTCTTGATTCTCTTGGGATGCTTTCTACAGAAAAAGAAATGAACGACACCGCAGAAGGTAAGTCAACCCGTGACATGACACGCGCCCAAGTCATCAAGGCGACATTCCGTGTGCTTACTCTCAAGTTGGGTAAGGCAGGCATTCCGCTCATTATGACAAACCATACTTACGATGTTGTCGGTGCATATGTTCCGATGAAGGAGATGGGTGGTGGTTCTGGTTTGAAGTACGCTGCATCTACGATTGTCTATCTTTCGAAGAAGAAGGACAAGGACGGGACAGATATCATTGGAAATATTATTCGATGTAAGTTGTTCAAGGGAAGGTTCACGAAAGAAAACAAAGAAGTTCAGGTCCAGTTGAATTATGACTCGGGGCTAAATCCATATTATGGTTTGGTTCCCATTGCAATTAAACACGGAGTCTTCAAGAAGGTGTCTACCCGAATTGAATTACCGGATGGTAAAACTGCTTTCGAGAAGTCTATAAACAACGAACCCGAAAAGTATTTCACATCAGAGGTAATGGAAAAACTTGAACTAGCAGTGGCAAAAGAATTCAAATACGGAAGTGATGATGAGTAAGAGGTTAATTTGGAAACTTCATACAGGAGGAATGTGTAATCAGTTTATGTCTATGGAAGTTGCAATAGGAGTTTCCAAGTGGACAAAACGAGATTTATTCATAGTGGATCCTATTAAGGCTATAAATCTAGGATCATACGGTCACTCGTCACCCGACAGTATGACAACTTTCGATATGTTCGATTATCCCGGAAAGTACAAAGTCCTTGATTCCTTTGATGATGTTAAAGAGATGGAGGGATCCAAGACATATTATTCTCAAGACATCAGTAATTCGGTTGCTTGTGTTGATAAAAAATATTATCGACACGATCCCGAGTTTCACCCTTCAGGGAAACTCGCATTAAAGTTTCAAGATAATTTTACGGATAACATTATAATAAATAGACCTATTGAAAACCGGGATCGACAAATGGACACGGTAACAGATTATCGTAGGTTTTTTTATGGAAAAACTGACAGGTTGTTTAAGCATATTGAAAAATGTAAAGTTAAATCTCCTTATGTAAAACTCGCTAGAAAGATAGCAGACGATCTGGGAGTGTTCAATGCAGTACATATGAGGTTAGGTGACTGGACAAACTTCGCCTACAACACCAGAGGGATATATGTTACAGATGAAGATCGAATGCATTGGTTGAATGAAAAAATCAAACAATATAATATAGATCAAAACAAAATTGTGTTATGTGTTAATTTGAGACGAGTGGATACACATAAGATTAATCCAATCAGAAAAGAACATCCCAACATTACCATTTTAGAACACTTCATAACTATGAACTACATTGAAGAATTAAATAAGTTACCAAAGTACAATCCGGTAATTTTAGGACTTCTTTGTAATATAGTTTGCTGGTATGCAGAGGATTTCTGGGGGTGTTGTGGAAGCACATATACGAATTTTATTCATAGACATCGAGATGATACACCAAAGTATCATGACGTAGAGTATAATAGATTTGATATAAATCTATACGATACGACAAACGGATCTTTAGTAGACAGGGGACATGGTAAGTATATCTGGTCCCGGAAAGCAACTGGACATTTACCAACATGGTTTTTTGAAATGAAGGAGAATACAAATGAAATTTCAATTTAACGAAAACGAAACCTATAAGACAAGAGTTCCAATTACAATTACAGAGGACGGAAAATACGAAGGTTTAAAGTTCGTTTATGGCACTATAAAATTTGTAGAGGTAGGCGATGATGATGAAAACATGGGATTGAATTTTGCTTATGAAATTTTGGAAAATCCCAACAATATTGAGGAAGATCAAGAATTAGTTGATACAATGGGAGATATATTGGTTGATGTTTTAGAGTCCGAGATGGGCGAAATCAACGAAGGAAATTTTCTTTCGGAGGAGTGATTGGTGTCTGTAGAGAAAACAATTATTGACAACTTATTTTTGAATGATGAATACTCGCGGAAAGTTGTTCCTTTTTTACAGGAAGAATATTTCTCTGACAGAGTTGAAAGAAAGATTTTCTGTTTGGTTCGTGACTTCATTATTAAGTACAACAGCCTTCCCACAAAAGAGGCTATACTAATTTCTTTCGAGAAAGAAAAAAGTATCACCGAGGAGGAGTACAAGCAAGGTTCTGAGTTGATTTCATCTATAGAAAACACGGAACCCAACACAGAGTGGTTACTAGAAGAAACGGAAAACTTCTGTAAAGATAAAGCAGTTTATAATGCCATCATGGAATCAATCCATATTATAGATGGTAAGTCAAAGGAAAAAACTGAGAACGCTATTCCCAACATTCTGTCGGATGCCTTGTCTGTTTCTTTTGATACGCATATCGGACACGATTATCTTGAAGACTCTGACTCTCGATACGACTTCTATCATAAGATAGAAAAACGAGTACCATTTGATTTAGAATTTTTCAATACAATCACAGCAGGCGGAACACCCAACAAAACACTGAACATCATCATGGCGGGGACTGGTGTAGGAAAGTCTTTGTTTATGTGTCACCACGCAGCGAACTGTTTAAGTCAAAACAAAAATGTTCTCTACATCACATGTGAGATGGCGGAGGAGAGGATTGCGGAAAGAATTGATGCAAATCTTATGGACATTACGCTAGATTCCTTAAAGGATCTACCATATGAGATGTATCAAAAGAAACTTAAGAGTGCAAGTGCAGGGATTACTGGTAAACTTATTGTCAAAGAATATCCTACCGCATCCGCACACTCCAATCACTTCAGAATTCTTCTAGATGAACTTTGGTTGAAAAAGCAGTTTAAACCTGATATTATTTTTATTGACTATCTAAACATATGTGCGTCATCCAGAATCAAAAGTGGAACCAATGTAAATTCGTATCAGTTTATTAAGTCTATTGCTGAAGAGTTGCGTGGACTTGCAGTCGAGTATGATGTTCCTATTTTCTCTGCGACACAAGTAAACCGACAGGGATTCAGCAGCACTGACGTTGGACTAGAGGATACTTCTGAATCGTTCGGACTTCCGGCTACGGCAGACTTCATGGTTGCGTTGATAAGCACAGAAGATCTGGACGAGAACAACCAGATACTTGTAAAGCAACTAAAGAACAGGTATAATGATACAGTAGCGAATCGAAAGTTTCTCTTGGGTATAAACCGTGCGAAGATGAAACTGTATGATGTAAAGGAAGAAGAGCAAAGCGGACTGTCTCAATCTAATCAAACAGAGGAACAAACTTTGGGGTTTGGTTTCAATGGTAAATCATTCGATGAGAAGTTCAGCAGGAACTCTGCTAAATCCGAAAACTTCACAGAGTGGAAAGTGTAAGTCGTGCCTATTTTTCTTGATAAAAAATACATAAACACAGTGTCTCCCCAACTGGAAAGATTTACTTGGAAGAAGGACAATCTAGCAAATTGTCGTTGTCCTATATGTGGAGATTCACAAAAGAACAAGAGCAAGTGTCGTGGATTTTTTTACTTGAAGAAAAACTCCTTCTTTTACAAATGTCACAATTGTGGATTTGGATCTAACATATATAATTTCTTAAAGGAAGTGTCTCCTTCTCTATGTAAGGAATATTCCGTAGAGCAGTTTAAAGAAAAGAATGGGAATATAGTAGAGGAGAAGAAAGATTTGTTCAAGTTCAGAGATTCTAAACCGGTCTTTAAGAAGAAAGATAAAGTTCTAGACAAACTACAATGTCTTGCGGATTTACCAAAGGATCATCCAGCAGTCCAGTTCGCTGACATGCGACAGATTCCAAGACAACACTTTGGTCTTTTGTATTTCACAGATGACTTTGGGAAGTTTGTCCGCAACAGTCTTGATTCAAATGTTTTTATTGGTAGAGAGAATAGAATTGTAATTCCATTCTTTAACAGTCACGGTGATGTTGTTGCTGCTCAAGGAAGAGCAATCAATTTCAAGGATGAAGAGAATGCGAGACAAACAGCAAAATACATAACAATCAAAGCGGATAAAAGTATTGATAGATTGTGGTATGGTTTATGGAGAGCGAATCCTAAGAAACGTGTATATGTTGTCGAGGGACCTATCGATTCGTTGTTCCTTCAAAACTCAGTAGCGATGGTGGGAGCGGGTGCCTTGAAAGAGATTCCTGCTAGATTTGTAAATACAAAGATGACATACATTCTCGACAACGAACCCCGCAACAGACAGATATGTGCTTACAACGAGAAACTCATAGAGATGGGTAAAGAGGTTTGTATATGGCCTAGAGAAATTGATGAGAAAGATATCAATGACATGGCATATAAATTGTCTACTCGGAAGATTCAAAAGATAATTGATGAAAATACTTACACTGGGTTGGAAGCAACTCTCAAGTTTAATGAATGGAGAAAGGTGTGAACAGAGTTAAAGTTTTAGATAGTGGACATGTTGAATATGTCGATCACATGGGTGACGATTTAACTGTTGTAAATTCTGCGAGAGTTTCTTTTTCCAGTCACAAGGAAGAGTTTGGTGATAGAGATGAAAAACTTATTAGATATCTAGCCGAACACAACCACTGGACTCCATTCGCACACCCGCAGATCACTCTGCGAATCAAAGCACCTATTTCTATTCGCACACAATTCTTCAAGCACAAGCAAGGATTTGTAGAGAACGAAATTAGTAGAAGATATGTAGATAACCCACCAGAGTTTTATCATCCCCGTTGGAGAAACAAACCATCGAAGAACGCAAAACAAGGTAGTGATGGTTGGTTGGAATGCAGAGACGGCGGAGGCGAAACATCAGGAGGATTCGCAACACATCCTCTATATGAAGGATACAAAAACACTATCCAAAGTGCATTGCGTACATACGAAGATTTAATTGCTGCGAATGTTGCACCGGAACAAGCAAGATTCGTACTCCCACAAGGAATGTATACGGAATGGTATTGGACAGGTTCTCTTGCTGCATATGCTAGATTCTATAGTCAAAGAATTGATGAACATGCACAGTGGGAAATACAAGAATATGCTAAGGGAGTTAGTGATATTATTTCTGAATTGTTCCCGATATCATGGAAATATTTAACAACAAGATAAACCAGTTCTGTATAAATAAAGAACAAGACTAAACCGAAATAGGAGTTTCATAATGAGTGAAGAGCGAACTGGTCTACCCAGTCTATATCAAGATTTTATTCATCTTTCAAGATATTCTAGGTGGATGGACGATAAAGGTAAAAGGGAAACGTGGGAAGAAACTGTAACCCGTTACTTTGATTTTTTCGTAGAACATCTAAGTGAAAACCATAATTATAAAGTATCAAAGAAAGATAGAGAAGAACTGCAAACAGCAGTTATAAATCTTGAGATTATGCCATCAATGAGAGCATTGATGACTGCGGGTGAGGCGCTAAAGAGGGATAATATTGCAGGATATAATTGTTCCTTTGCGAGTGCAGGTAGAGTTCGTTCTTTTGATGAAATTCTTTATACTCTTATGTGTGGAACTGGTGTTGGGTTCAGTGTGGAAAGAGATTTCTTAGGTAAACTTGCGACGATTGCAGAGGAGTTCGAGGACAGTGATACGACGATTGTTGTCCAAGATAGTAAAATGGGTTGGGCAAAAGCCTACAGGGAACTTACATCCCTACTTATTGCAGGTCAGTCTCCGAAATGGGACTTATCTAAAATTAGGCCTGCGGGGGCAAGACTTAAAACTTTCGGAGGTCGTGCTTCTGGACCGGAGCCTTTGGATGATCTGTTTAGGTTCACAGTGGAAACCTATAAGAAGGCTTCTGGTAGAAAACTCAATTCCATTGAATGCCACGATCTCATCTGCAAGATTGCAGAAATTGTCGTGGTGGGGGGAGTACGAAGAAGTGCCCTTATTTCCCTCTCGTCGCTCACGGACGAAAGAATGCGAGACGCGAAGACGGGACAGTGGTGGATGTCAGATCCACAGAGAGCATTGTCAAACAACTCTGTTGCATACAAAGAAAAACCAGAGGTAGGAACATTTATGGAAGAATGGCTTTCCCTCTATAAGTCAAAGAGTGGTGAGCGTGGAATCTTCAACAGAGATGCTGCCAAGAATCAGATCCAACGAGCGAACGATTACAGAGAATCTCTCGGTGAAGATTACAGACAAAGAGAAGTCAATCATGACTTCGGAACAAATCCATGCAGTGAAATTATTCTTAGGGATAGAGAATTTTGTAATCTTACTGAAATTGTAGTCAGACGAGACGACACGCAAGAAGATCTACAAAGAAAAGTAAGACTAGCAACCATACTTGGAACGTGGCAGTCTACACTTACTAACTTCAAGTATCTGTCTAGTGAGTGGGCGAAGAACTGTGAGGATGAAAGACTTCTTGGTGTTTCAATGACGGGTATCATGGACAATCCATTAACAAACGGATCCAAGAAGGATCTAGAATCTAGGCTGGAGAGTCTTAAGAAGTGTGCGATTGTAGAAAACAAGAAAGAGGCTGACAAGATTGGTATCAACTCTTCGGTATCAATTACATGCGTAAAACCATCCGGAACCGTGTCTCAACTTGTAGACGCTGCATCAGGGATCCACGCTCGTCACAATGACTATTACATTCGTACAGTTCGTGCAGACAATAAGGATCCTCTCTGTCAGTTTATGAAAGATGTAGGGTTCCCAAACGAAGCAGATGTAATGAAACCCGAACATGTAACTGTTTTCTCTTTTCCAATGAAGTCACCCAAAGGTGCCGTTTGTAGAAAGGATATGACAGCAATTGAGCAGTTGGAATTGTGGTTGGTATATCAAAAGTATTGGTGTGAACATAAGCCATCTATTACTATTACCGTAAAGGAAGATGAATGGTTTGAGGTGGGTGCGTGGGTATACTCTAATTTCAATGAAGTTTGTGGTGTATCTTTCCTACCTTTTTCAGATCACAGTTACAAGCAAGCACCCTATCAAGATTGCACTGAAAGTGAATACAAGGAGGCTCTCAAGAAGATGCCTAACAACATAAAGTGGACAGATCTAAGCAGTTATGAAAAGGAAGACAACACTTCCGGAACTCAAACCCTCGCCTGTAGCGGTGGAAGTTGCGAAATTGTAGATCTAACCGGCTGATAAAAAATCAACAAAAATTAAAGTTAATGGGTTGATATACCCAAATAGTTCTATATACTAGAACAATTCAGTTTTCGTATAGGGGGCGGAGTGCCCCCTTAATTTTTTCGGTTCAACACAAGGAGATAACTATGAGTGGAACCAAAGCAAATTGTAACAAGTCAGAATGTCCTGTTACAGAAACGTGTGAAAAAGATTTTGTTCGTTGTACATTATGCAAGTTGGGGGTTACTCGATCTACCCTCATCAGTCTTGCACTAGTACCATTCGCGTGGGATGGTGTTGTTTGGTTTAAAGATGCCATTCAGTGGGCATGGGATACCGTAAGCGGCCTCGGCTGATCTTATGAAAAGGAGAACTACTATGAATAACACAAAGTCAAAGTGGTTTAAGTACGGTATTCTTGGTATTGTCAGTCTAGTCTTTGGTGTTGCAGTTGACGCAGCAACCGCAGACGAAAACTGGTCAATCGAAGAGGAACGACGTACACAGACGAAACTTCTTGTAGAAGAGGTTCTCGCGGATGCAAACACTAGAGTCAGTCTAGGTGCAGCGGATTCACCCGTTACCCTTGACGTTTCTGGTTTTGTACAGACTCGTTTCTCGTATAACAGTGGTGGTAGTGTAGAGGCAAATCACGGATTTGATGTACCTCGCGCCCGCCTCCAGTTTTCTGGCAGCGTGTATGATTTTGATTACGTTGTTAGTGGACAGTGGTATGATAACAACGGTGGTGAATTTGATCTCACTGATGCATTCGCATCGACTGATATCGCCGGTGTTAACTTTAAGTTTGGACAGTTTGTAAGTCCATTCATGAAGTCTTGGGACGTTTATGCAGCAGATACTCTGACTGCGGATCGATCCCTCGTCACTTATACCTTTGGACAGGGACGCTCGCAGGGTATCCAATTCGGTAAGGAATTTGGAGATCTCCGTCTAAGAGCCTCTTATAATGATGGATTCAATAGTGCAAACGGAGCCGGTGTACAGAACGGCTATGCTCTCAATGCAAGAGCGGATTATGATGTTGCAGATTGGATGAGTGTTGGTGGTGCTATTTCATGGAATGATCTAGACACTACTGATTTCTGGACTTATACGGTTGACGCCGGATTTGTGTTCGGTGGATTTAATTTCGACGCAGCATATGTCGGAAGAAACAGAGATGCTGGTAATGACTGGGCTACCCAGTTCCAAGCGTCTCTCTTCGTCTCTGATGAAGTTCAACCATTTGCTCGTTATGAGTATGGTTCTCTTCCCGGTGAGGAAGATTTGAGTCTTGTTACCGCAGGTTTCAACTATTATTTCAACGATAATGTTAAGTGGACTACTGACGTAGGCTACTCACTTAACGGTATCGGTGTAGGTTGGGACACTGAAAGCACTGGCTGGAACTCCAGCGTGGATAGTGGTGAATACCTAGTCCGCACTCAAATTCAAATTCGCTTCTGATATAAATCAGATTAGAATTTGAAACTAGAGCAACCTCCCTTCGGGGAGGTTGTTTTTTTATTAAGGAAAAACAGCCTGTTTTTTTATACATATTACTGAGATGTTACTGAAACGCCTAGTATTAGCGGTAGTTTCGTTATGTTTAAGCGGATGTTCTGTAGGAACTGTACATCATAATGAATTTGTTGAAACAGTTCCTGCACCACAATACTTCTACACCACCGAAGAATACGATCCATATCCATCAGTCGGATCAATTATCACCGAAGAGGGTGATTTGATTGGATCTGGTGTATTGATAGAATCTGATAAATTATTAACCGCAGCACATGTAGTAGAGAGAGATATAATCTATTACTTTGATATAGGTGATGAACTTATATTAATAGAACGGGTTCTGATCCATAAAAATTATATAAACACAAAGAATGATATCGCAATAGCATTTCTTAGTTGTGACAGTTCAGTTAAACCAACTACGCTTATCGACTCAGACGATATTTTGAAAAGAAGAATGCCTTTGGTGACTGTGGGATTTAGTAGAGGCTATAAGAAGTATAGTGATCCTAAAACATTTTCATATTTTGGTAGTCTTGTGGAGGAACCCGGACACATAAAATTTCTACCACTCCGTGCTACCATCTGGTTTGGTGACTCTGGGGGTGGTGTATTTGCATATCTAGACGGAGAAATAAAACTAGTAGGAATCATGTCATACTTCGCTGTGGACGATGGACTAGTCTGTGAAAATTCTGCTATAAATGTAAAATATTATAGGGATTGGATAGATGAAAACTTGGAATAAATATAGTAGAGGAGAAACTACTATGATAATAGCAGGCATTGATTATTCCATGACAAGTCCAAGCATATGTGTTTACGCTTCAAAGAAGTCGGAAAGTTTTTCTTTCAGTAAATGTAAGTTATATTTTCTAACTGATACGAAGAAATATAGTGGTACGTTTAAGAACGTAGTTGGTAAGAACTTTAACGAATGGAACGAAGACACCGAAAGATTTAAGAGTATATCCGATTGGGCGATTGATGTTCTCAATTATGTCGAGCAAGTTGGACTAGAAGGATATTCGTATAACTCTACTGGTAAAGTTTTCCATATAGCAGAGAACACAGGTATCCTCAAGTATAAGTTATATGAAGACGGGACACCATATGAAGTTTATTCTCCGTCTGCAATTAAGAAGTTTGCAACCGGAAAGGGTAACGCAGACAAAGAACTTATGTACAAGTCTTTTGTAGAAGATACTAAAGTAGATTTGATGGAACTACTTGATTGTAAACAATCAAAGATAGGAAACCCAGTGAGTGATATTGTGGACTCTTATTATGTGTGCAAGAAACTATATTCAGAGTATAGATCTAAATCTTCTTGAATCCATTTTTGATTTTGATATGAGATATTATTTTTTTGGTAAGAGAACTAGTAACCTTACCAGCATATCCACCCACACCAAATACTTCTTTTCTCTCTTCGGGTGATAGTCTAATTTTCATCTCTTCGACTAACTGGACTATCTCTTTGATTGCTTCCTTGTCGTTTCTTCCGTCGATAAGCATCCATCCCACCACACCAAGTGAAGCAACAATACCAACAATCAATACAATGAGTCCAACCGTAGCAATCTCTTCGAGATAGAACTGAGACGCTGCTGCAAACCCAACGGTGAGGACACCAATAGCGAGAACAATACCACCCAGTTTTCCACTAACCCAGAACGTGAGAAAAGCACCACCAATGAGCATGGCAAATCCTGCTACAAAAAACAAAGTTATAAAACTGTGTAGGTTCTGAAGTGCCTCTTTACGAACTTCTCTATCAGATTCTTCGTAGTCTTGGACTAAATCTTCTAAGTCCTTGATTTGTCCAATTGCCGCAGCCACCCTTGAGTTCGCGGATTCTAAATCCTCTAGAGCCTCTTCTATTCTTATTTGTTCTTTCTCCGCATCGTCCACATGCTCCTTGATCGATTCTGCGTTGTTTTCGATGCTGTCCAGCAAGGGATCGTTTTGATTTGGGGAAAGTGCTATCCCATCTAAAATAGAGTCTGCTTCCTCGTTGATGCTGTTCAGAGTCCCTGAGATCGCTCCTGAAGCGTCTGTGATCTCTTCTGTCTGCTCTTTCTGTTCTCGTACACTGTCCACTACGGTGGATGAGGTGTTCTCTGGGGACGATGTTATGTCTTGAAAACTTTCGCATCCTACCATCGTTAGCAACAATGTGCCTATTATTATCTCTTTCATCAGGGGGATCCTCCATTGCAAAGGCAGAACTACTTACTGCCAAGCATAGTAAACTTATAATTTTAATCATCCCCTAATTCCGTGTTGGTGGTATTAGGTATGACATAATACCCGTTGTGCTATCCTTAACAACGACAGGCTTTCCGGGGTTTTTATGAGCGAAGGATCTAATTTCCTGATTTCCCATTTCTTCCATATTCAGTTTCTTATTCCATCTTTCATACTTCGTTCTACCCCGCATACATTTATTATATTCATCACTAGTCAATTCAAAAACGGGACAACCTGCAAATGTCTCTCGAATCTTTTTCTTCTTTCGGGAAGGTATTGCTAGTCGATCTGCCTCTCTACCACCGATTTGTGGTAAACTGTCAGTGGGAACTACATTCTGATGCATACCAGCAACACCTCCACCACCAGATGTCATCATTTCTTTTAAAAATTGATTTAAATCTTTCATTGGTTTTTCTTTCTTTGTAGAAACTCTTTCAAGGCCTTTTCTTCCTCTGGACCACCAATTGTGTTGACTCTTGCTCGTAAAGCACTTTCTTCTTCTTTTAGTTCTTTATCTACCATGTTCTGATAGTCGTGTAAATTACCATTCGCTAGTGCGTTCAGTTTCCACCTAAATCTATGATCATAATGAGTTTCTTTCTTCAACTCTTCTGTAGCATTTTTAAGAAGAGCCTGTTGTTCCGCTTTTGTTTTGCTTAATATTGATGGGTTGACTCCCTCTTTGTATGGAACCCTACTACTTTTTGCTATCATCTCTCCGTATGGATTATTAGGATCCCATGTTTTTTTATTTTTTCCGCAATTGCAACCCATATCAGATACTCCTCGTTATGTTTATAATTTTTTGTATCTGTAAGTCACACTGGGTTTCTCTCTGTGCGCCTGGCCAGTACAAATAGTCTTTTTGTTTATTCTTCTTAAGATTTACTAACAGAGGCATTATTATCTTTTCTATCTCATTCATTTTAGCACTCAGAAGATCATCATACTGTTTCTTTACAGCACCGGCGCCTTCACAAGTTGAGTTCATCTGAAGAATGAGATCTAATTTCTCCTGCATTTCAATAATTTCATCGGGTGTAGTAGCATCATCTATTTTAACAAGTGAATTCAGTTCATCTTCATCCGCTGCGGTGAAACCAAAATCAAAGTTATCGTACTCTTCTGGGATTATATTTTCTTTATCATCAGACATTAGTGTTCTCCTCTGACAATAATTCATCTAAGTTTATATTCTGTTCCAAAAGATACTCTTTTATCTCTAAGATTACCGCTTCTCCATCTCCTCCTATCCTATCCACATCTTCTTTGATTAATAGAAGAGCGGTAGCAAAGGATTGTAGTCTTGCCTTCAAACCACCATCAGGTATTTTATTGGTAATTTTTTTAAGGTTTATAATAAGTCTGTTAAAAACACTACCTGCTTCTTTTTCTTTCGGGGTAGTGAGTTCGGTTGACTTTTTTAAAAAATTTCCATCCTTGTCTATGATACCTAACTTATAGGCAGGCATACTTTTGAATGGAGTTGTGAATGCTTTGATGAATTTGTAAACAGTAAAGGCGTTTACTACTTTTCCTAAATCTGAAGAAGTACTCATTCTAATTCTCCTAGCATTCCTAGTATTTTGTGATCTATGGGTATCTCTTCTAGATCTACCTCTACTATTTCCTCTGGTAAGTATTGCAGATAAACCAAAAATGTTTTTAGGTAACTGTGATATTTTGGTTCTAGTTTGAAAAACAGTATTCGAGAAATGTGATATGCACCAAATGTGTTCTGTAGGATTATGATATGATTGAGAAGCAATCTGTATTTGAGAGAACCTTTACTATCATATCTGCCTAATAATCTTTTTATGTATTTAATTCTATTCAAATCTTCATGAAACTCATCAATCCCAGTGCATCCGGGATTGTTGTAATGTTTCATCGCGTAGAGGAGAAAGTTATTTTTTGTGAGTTTCTCTTTTTTCATCATTAAATACATCAGTTCTTTATCCTACTTTTTTCCTCGAAGTCTGATCTTTCCAGCCTTATCTCCGTAGTATTCTTTACTATAATCACCCTGTCCGAGTTTGACGAGAGGAACTTCTTTCTTCTTGTCTTCCTTTTTCTTGTCTTCTTCCGACATACCAACTTCTTTCTTTAAAGCATCTCTAACGGATTTAGTTTTTCTTTGCATAGAAGCGGGTATGGGGGATACTCCGGGACGAGGCGCAATTGATTCGGAGGTATCGCCGGCTTCACCGATGTTTGTTCCGTTCAACTCTTCGTCGTATTCGTGTTCTGGATCTTCAACACCCTCTGATAAAGGAGCGACCTTAGCGTTGATGTTATAAAGACCGTTTTCAAGATACTCACAGTTTACGTTGAGAGTGAGAGGAGACTCTAACCCATCAGTGACTTCAAAACCATTCCGTAGATCGTGGGTAGGACTTGTACCAAAAGTTCCACCATAACGAGTGACAGGAATTCTGAAGTCTTCACCAACTGGTAGGTTTTCTTTTCCGGTGAACTGGAAGTCTAAACCAACTTGATTTAACTTCTGACGTAAACCAACGAGAGCAGCCTTCTTATCCTGTACTTCGGTTTGGAAGTAGTTGTGGATGAAAGAATTTACTCTTCCTAGCATTTCCATATCTTCTACACGATGTGTACCGTGATGACTATGGGCAGATCTCGAATACCCACCGGCTGGGGTGTCCTCTGCTTCCATAATGTTTCTTGTTAATTCTCTGAATGATTTCATTTGTTTCTCCAGTCTGTTGAAATACAGTTACCTATGCATTATGTATAATAATTGAGCCTACTTCTTCGGTAGTCGAGTCAATTCTACCTCTATCAAGTCCCTAGATTTTCTGAGTATATCCGAGGATACTGCCTCGTTGACATCATCTAGTTTACCTAAACTACACCACTGAAGCATTAGATATCCAGATACGTTATTTTTGTGCTTAAGTGGGAGAGCCATGAAAGCCACTACTTGACTGCTCTCCATGTATTTTTTGCAATAACTATCCTCTTTCTGACTAATTATTTCAAGATCACATTTTTCATCCATGATAATATTCATAAGGGGAATGAAGAGAGATAATTGGAGATTCTGTTTTTTGTCTGCCTCGCCAGAAACAGCCGGATTTAGTGATTCGTGGGTGAGTGATTTCCTTCTCATGGATATACCATCCATAAAATACTCACCATTATGAAATTGGACTACTTGAGCCCTTGCACAGTCAGAAGTAATTCTGAGTTCTGTGAGTATTTCATAAATTCTATTATGTGCAGTATAGTAATTTGGTTTTTTACTCTTTCGGAACCACCTGAAAAATCCAAGTATTATTCCGCCTAGAATAGCGGCTCCCGCTAATCCAAACTCAAACCAAACCATTAACTCTGAATTACTAATCTTTCCATCCAACATACAGCATTATTCTCCGGGTGTTCCTTTTTTGTATAAATCGAGGAGGGACTTCTTTCCCCATTCTCTTTTAGAGGAATCAGTTTCTTGTGGTGTTTTCACTGACTCATTATTACCGATGCCTCTATTTTTCGATTTATCCATTACGGAGATGTTAGACGCAGAATTATTTAGGGGATTTCCGTCCTTGTGGTGAAGATCTTTTCCGTCTCCCTTTTTTACCAAACCTTTTCTTTCCGCCACTCTCCTTGCAGCACCTCTCGCAGTTCTTCTCATGATTTGTTCTTTGCTGCTGTTCCATTTAGCCTGTCGTGCTGCCCTTCTTTCAGGATCTTCACTCTCGGCTTTTATGTTTTTTACAGTTTGTGTTGTTATACCAGATATCATTACTGGTGTTTCTCCACCACCAACTTTCAATGGAACAACTGGCTCTACTTTAGGTTTAATTTTTTTGAAAGGACGTTGTGAAATTGGTAATTGTTCCTTTGGTGTTTCTTCGGAACCATTTACCTTTCTCTCCGCTCGTTTTCTTGCAGCGTCCTTTTGTTTTGGACTCTCTATACCAGTCCCTTTGGAGAACTCTTTTTGCTTCTCCCTTGTAACCGCATTTTGGTTGATTTTATTGACAGCCTCTGTTGCAAGTCTAGCCTTCATCCTATCTCTCTCCTTCTGCTTCACCCCAGGCAGAAGTTTCTTTGCTAGTCTCTTTACAACTTTTTTCTTTTTCTTTACCTTTACTTCGATTCTTTCTTTGTCCTTTGGACTGAGATCTGCCCAGTTCTTACCTCTAAGAATCTTATTTTTTACTGCAAGGATAGCCGCTCTATTAGCAGCCTTTTTAATATCTGACTTGCCCTTCATTCTCTTAGACTTCATCTTGCGTTTTAAGGCTCTTCGTTTAGCAGTTCTTCTTGCCGCTCTACCCATTTTCAGTCTTTGTTGAACGGTTAATTCATTTAGTTCATTTTCATCGACATTTTCTAAGCGATCCGTTGCATCTTTTTTAGTATCTTGAACTTTTGCACGGGCTTTCTGTCGAGTGTGTTGAATTTTCATTCTCTCTCGCTCTCTCCTGTGCTGCTGTAAAAGATTTGATTTCTGCATTTGATGTCTGTCTCTCACATACGATATTTTTCCTTGCTCTTGTAGATCGTACAGAGTTTCTCTAAATTCATCAAATTCTTCATATACAAACCAAGACTGATCAACGTGTTCTTTTATACCCATACTTTTCTGCAAAGTTTTAAACATCGTCTCGGATTCTTTTTTACTTATATGATTAGGTAGTCCCATCTTGAACGAATTTATATCTCCGTCCTTAGCAGCCTGTCTCATTTTAGAAGCAGACATACCACTGACTCCTTCGGCTTCAGGATCTCGTTCACCCGCAGACACAACATCGAATTCCTTTATGTCATAGTCTTTACCAGGTCCGACATAGCGAGATATGCTTTTCTTAAATTCTGCAACCCTATCGGAACCCACAACCATTATGATTTTTTCGTAACCGGCGTCGGATAATACTTTCATAGCATGAAACGCTGTTTTTACATTAGAGTCAACTACAGCATTTTTATCCCGAAGGATTTTTCTCATGTATCTTTCTTTTATCTTTGGAGATAGTGGATTTTTTCTCTTGTCAAAACTAGAACTACCGTATATTTTATAGTCTGCTCCGTTGGATCTAGCAACAGACTTAACCTTTTCAGCCAGTTTTATGTGACCTACTGTGGGTGGGTTGAATCTCCCAAATGTGAATACAACGGTTTTCATAAACACAGTCTCCGTGAACTTATAGATATTATATGTATAAAATAAGGCGAGGGCATCAGTAAATACCCTCGCCTCAAATTAAGTCCCACTGACTCCAGCAGGTATGTGATTATTCTGATCACCTCCTAACCTCTTGCTATAATCGCTGTGAAGTCAGTGGGATTTTTTTGTTTATGGTTTATTGTTCAGTCTTTGTTCCACGGGAAAAATCCACGAACCCAGTTCCATGCCGGAACACCGACTAATGCACCCGCCGCGAAGACGAGAATGCTCCACCAAATTGTACCTAAAAATGAATCCATGTTTTTCTCCTTCTAAGATAGTTTCTTAACCGTAAAACCTTTGTGATGAGGCCTTGAGCCTCTCATGACTGCAAACATAGTGGACTTATTAAGTTCATTGTCCACACAGTATTTAGAAAAATTCTCTACTAGATCTCTTATACCGTCAGGTCTAATAAAGACATACATTGATTTTGACTTAACTATGGGTTTATGCACTTCTCTCCATGTGTAATTTCTACCCTGTTGTACAAATTCTCCACCGTGCATCTCCACAAACTTTTTTCTGTGTCCTGCTGCACGGGAGTCTTCGTTCATCCAAACCCATGTTCTAGTGTTTCTTCTGTTTACTTGATCTTTACTATACATTTTAACCACTCCAATTTTTTGCGACCGAGAAGTTAGCCTTACTAAACTCTAGTCTGTCCACTAATTTAACTGCACCTTTTTTGTATCTATCGATACCAACAAATCCCTCTGGTTTTGTTGTCTTGAACCCATTTTCGGTTCTTATAAATGTCCCTATACCCTTTATGTTTTCCATTTTTCGTATAAGGACAGTCTTTGCGGCTTGAACCTTGAAATGAATGGCAAATATTGCATCCAAGTTGGATGAGATGGCCTTTATATTTGCTAGGTTGTTTTCTTTTTCAGTTTTCTTTTTCTGTTTACCTGCATCAGATTTAAGACCATCAATCGCTTTATCAAATCTGTCATTCATGAAAGATATAAAGCCTGAACTTGACAATTTATCACTACCCTGTCGCACCATAGCGTTAGTGTAGATATTCAGTAAGTCTCTTGTGTTTGGTAACGCATCAAGAGAGGAGAACGCTTTCTTTGCTTCTCGGAAATTTTTCTCTATGTCAGAGATGAATGCATTCATTCGTGTGGTTTCACCAGAACTCAAAGAGGCAGTTCCACTGACATCTTTGAAGTCCGCGTTGTCAAACCAAACACTGGTTGTTTTTTTAAGACGGGATACATTTGCTCCAAAGTTTGCTTTCATTGTCTGGAGAGTTCTGCCAGAATATGTGGTATGAAAAACTATCCCTATCTTGGATCTTTTTATTCTTCTACCCATATCACTATCTACTGGCACAGCGTAGGTAATTGTATTTGGAGTGAATGTATAACAACTTTCACCATTAACATTTTCTGTTTTTATATCTCCGGGACCGTACATCATGTCTCCCTGAAGAACGCCCCTAATACCCAACTTGGATAGGTATCTTAGTGCAACAGATAATTTCTCAGCGAGTCCACCTTTGTGGTTTCTCTTGATATCTGCCTGAGTAAAGTTTACTTTTGGTGTCTTGTTGAAAACACTTTTTGTTCCAACAAAAAAGTCACCAGTTTCAGGATCGGTTCCACAAAATATTGCAGGAGCGCCGTCCCATTTTACGGTAGCGTTTACCTTGGAAGATCCTGAACTGGAGAGCATTTTTGTGAGTTCTTTTAGAAACTCTATTGCAGAGTCTACTTCTTCCACCCCATCAAAGACTAAATCCTCTATGTGGGTAAGGTGTAGATTCTTGCTTTCACTCAAGTCGAAATTGGAAAATTGTTTTATCATATTTCTCCCGTCCATACATTATGTATGGATTAGAGAACCGTAAGAATCTATAACTTGCTTCAATCTTGCAACATAAGTGATGGGTTTACCTTCGAAAACCTGACACGCACATGTCTGTTCACAACCAACCAGTATCTTGAATTTTTCTACTGGTATGTTTGTTTTTTCTTGCCACATGAGTGCGTAGGCGGTTGCTTGGAGATAGTAGTTCTCAATATCCTTTGACTTTTTCTCTCTGGTGCTTCCCTTGAAGTCTATGATACAAAGAGTTCCTTCATGTTCGGCAACACAGTCAACCCTACCTGCTAGTCCTATTTTGTCGCTCCAAAGAGGAACTTCAAGAGCATATACGTTGTCGATTTTATCCAACTCAGGCTTTAATTGTAAAAACAATTCCATGATATTCAGTGGAACATAATCTGTATCTGGGTTGAATTCGTTCAACAGATACTTTTCAATTAAACTGTGGAGTTTGTTTCCCCTCGTCGTAACTCTTTTTGATTCCTCTGGGTTCTTTTTCCGCCATTCTGCAAAGAACTTACTTTTCTCCCAACCAACAACAGTGGTAACGCTTGGGAGTTTAGAACCACTCGGTGTTTGATAATGGCGTTTTCCGTTCACATTGACTGTGGGGATATTATCAAATTCGATACCCTCTAATGTCATGTGTTTAAATCTTTTCATGTCCATATTATACTCCAATTATTAAAAATGTCAACTAAACTACATAGTATATAGTTAACTCAACAGACGGGAGATTACCACCATGGCAGGATCAGGAGCAGAACGACAGGAAACTGGGTTAGTTAATGCTATTAATAGAGCCGTAACCAATAACGGAGGGAAGGGTATAAAAATCCAAACCCCAGGCGCCTCTTTAACAAACATAATTAGGGCTCAAAAATATGGAGGTAGATCATCTGCCGGAACTGAGCCATACACAGATGTAGTTCTTTACTCGCAGGGAGGAAGGAAATGGAACCTCTCTATGAAAGGTGAATCTGCACCCTCACTCGCAGGAGGAGGTCTTGAAGGACTGGAACTAATTGTTCCCGGTATCGGTGGAAAGTTCTTAAAGGCTGCTTATAGAGCATATATTCGTGCGGGATATAAACGCGGAGACGATTTACCAGACGCATACGCGACAGTGCCTACGAATCTAACGAGTAAAATAGTGGTGGGAACTGCCGCGATGGGTGGACCTATTCACTACATGTATCAAGGTCCGATGGATGTAACCTCTAGGTTTAATAAAACTAATGGTATATTAACAGTAAATGGTAAATTAACTTCTTCTGGTGTGTTTGCAAAACAATATAAGTTGATTTTCCGTTTACGAAGAAGAAGACAAGATAGAAAATTCTTAATCGAAACGGACAAGGGCGGAAAAGACAAACGTGGTTTACCTATGATCACTCAAGGTAGAAGAATTATGATTGTTGATAGTATGCCAAGTCAAGCGTTCAAAGTTAGAATATAAAAAAACCCCCTTTCGGGGGTTACACGTTGCATAGGGTTAGGATGCTATCGAGCAATTCTGAGTTTACCACCTGACTGCACGCCGTCTTTCTTCTCTGGTTTTCCATACTCAGCAACTTTATCCGCTGCTTTTTGCTTCAACTTTTCTGCTGCCGTTGAGGCAACGTCTTTAGCAACAGACTTCAATCCAGACTTAATCTTTTCTTTTCTTTCAGGAGTCACTAGTTTACTAGCAGCACTCTTGACTCGGGAAGTAGCACCCTTGACAGCATCTCCGACTTTCTTACGGTTTTCTGGTTTCGATAGTTTATGTGCGGCGTATGCAGCACCACCAGCAAGAGCAGCCTTACCGATAGTTCCCATCAAACCTTCATCAACATCTTCTTTTTCATACTCACGGGCAACCAGTTTCTTGGTTGCCAGATCAACACCCTTACCACGCTTGATCATCTGATCGGCATCTTTACCGATGAGTGGACCTTTGACAGACTGGTTTCTTCTTGCGATGTCGTTTCTTTGTGCTTTTGCTCTGTCTTTGTAGTTCATGATAGTAGACTTCTTAAGTTCATCTACTTGATCATACTCTACGTCTTCACTCTTGGCTTTTCTCCAAGTTCCACCCTTGCTCTTATAGTCCTTTGATGCCCATGCGTTTGCATATGCGGATGGATAAACGTCAAACTTTGCCCTTGCGGCTGCTTTGGATGCAGCCCACTTCTTGGGATCGTTTGGGACGTTTTTCTCTTCGAGATCTACGCTCTCGTCTAGTTCTAAGTTGTCACTCAGATTTTTTTTTTCACTCTCGTTATTAGTAACGCGAGCGATTGAGTCAAAGAGCGATGGTGCTGGCTCTTTGTTTAGAGCGTTGAATATATCACCTTGAATTTTTTGTTGTTCGAGGTAAGAACTATTTCTGGCTTCTTTGTGTGCTTGGTCGTTGTCCATTTTATTCTGAACCCAACCTAGAAACATGTTTTTATCAAATGACATCTGTATCTCCTTTAGAGGTTTATCACTATATGTATAATTTACTTGGCGTTTCTTTTCATGAAAGTTAACCAGTTTGCTA